CTACTTGACGTCCTGAGTAGTATGTTGAGTAATAACCTGTATAAGCTCCAGTATAGTTACCGGTATAAGCACCAGTATAATCACCTGAATAGTTTTGGTCTGTTCTTTGTTTTCTTGTATCAACAAAGGCCGAACCTACTGTTTGCCATGTTCCTGTACCAGGAGCGGCTGCAGCTAATGTGTACTTACCAATACCTGTATCAACAATAGATTCTTGATACATTTCTACTAAGTCATTAATCTCAGCATCAGACATCTCTTTCACTTGATTTGAATTCCATTTTAGAGGTCTTGTTGCAGTTGTATTCGAACCAGTTGTTCTCTTCCAAAGTATTGTGCTATTAGCAACTGAATCCACAGCTAATTTGTTATTAACTGTACCAACGTTAGTCCATGTTCCTGTACCAGGAGCTGCTGGTTGTAATACATATGAACCTACACCACCTGCAGCAATTTTAATATTGATTCTATCAACAATGTCAGCTCTGCATTCAGCATCTGTCATTTCAATCATACCATCAAAAGAACCACCATCATATTTAACTGCGAACGGCCTAGCTGTTGGGCTAGGAGTAACGTCAGTTAAGTTTTGTCTAAAGACATAGTTGTCTGTATGAATGGTTGTATTAGCCGGGTGAGTTCCCTGTGCTTGGTCACGTCTAGTATCTGCGAATGTACCAATGTCTGTCCAGCCCGACTCTGCATTCATTGCAAGGTGGCCAGTATTATTAGATGTCATTCCAGAAAAATGGTCTAATATTAGATCGACGTTGTCATCAATTTCAGCTGCGGACATTTCCTTAAGTCCTGCACTTCCATTCCACTTTAAAGGTTTTGGCATATTATTTTCCTCTCTTTCTTATATATATACGTTAATTAAAATGTTCCACCATCAATTGTTCCACTTGCTTGTGGAACTCCAGTTGAACTAAATCCTAAATGCTGGTATTGTGTACCAGTTATGTAGCTTAATGCTGTACCGCCAGCGTTTGATACCCAATATCCGTCACCAGTATGTGAACTTACACCTGTACCACCATGAGCTATTGCAACATCTGTTGCTGCCCAAGTACCTGTAGCAATACTACCTAATGTTGTTATTGTAGCTTGACCAACATAGTTTGAATCAATATCAATTGCATCAGCAGCAACACTTAATCTGTTTGCTGTACCAACAACATTGATTGTATTACCAGACTTAGTTAAACCATTTCCAGCACTAATTTGACCAGCACCTGAGAATTGGTCAAATGTAATTGCAGTTGTACCAAGTGTGATGGCACCGTTTGTGCTCATTACATAACCATTGTCTCCGTTATCAGTACCTTCTTCAGCAAATGTAAATGCACCTGCGGTTAATTCAGAGGCTGCATCAGCGTCTGGTGTTCTTGTTATAACAAATGCAGTAGAACCATCACCAACAGTTGTTACTTTATAGAAACCATTTTGTAAACCAGCTGTTTGGTCTTTAACAAGAATTCTATCATCTGCAACAAGAGTTACACCATCGATAGAAATTGCAGCGTTTGAAGTTGCAGTTAGTGTACCTGCACCATTGTTATATGTTGCAGCAAGGTTGGCTGTTGTAGCAACACGACAAGATTTTTTAACATCTAAACCGTTTGCAACAGAGTCAACATATGCTTTATTTGTAAGTGAATCAGAACCAAATCCAGCACGACCTTCATAACTTGAAGGAACCGTAACTGTTCCTGTACCATGTGGTGCAAGTGATAGGTTACCGTTTGAATCAGTTGTTGAAATTGCATTACCATCTATTGATACATTGTCAACAGCGATTGCTGTCATTCCAGCTAATGCTGTAATTGTATCACCAAGAGATGTGTCAGTAGAACCAATTGTTATACCATCATTTGCTAGTTTACCGTTAGCAATTGAACCTGCTAACTGAGCATTAGTAATGCTGCCAGTTAATGAAGATGTTGGATAGTTAGTTGCATCAGTTAGGTCAAATGCAGGAGTTGTATCTGCAGTACCTAATGATAATGTAACACCACCGTATGCAACAGTTGAGTTTGCTAATTTACCATTAGCAATTGAACCAGCAAGTTGTGCATTCGATATACCTAAAGCTTTAACCGTTACATCACCTGATGTTACATCAAAGTCAGCAGTGTTTAATGTTACAACACCCTTATTAGCTGAGGTTGCAACTTCTGCGGCAATTGTTATTGTATTATCTGATACTGTTGTATCAATACCATCACCACCTGTAAAGGTTAATGTCTCACCAGTATTAAAGGTATCATTTGAACCTGAATCAGCAGCAAGCGATAAGCTTGATGAAGCTGGTGCAGTAAAGCTTAAGTTACCCGAACCGTCAGTTGTTAAGACATGACCATTCGAACCGTCAGCCGTTGGATGAGATAAACCATCAAGGATAACCTTACCAGATCCATGTGGTGTGATTGTAATATCACCATTTGTATTTGTTGATGTGATTGCATTACCATCTAATGTTAAGTTGTCAACATTTAATGCACTAATTTTACTCGATGCGTCTGTTATAATTGCTGATGACGCTGTTAGCGTACCCGCAGTGTGGTCCAACATGTCTGTGTAGACTTGACCACCAATTACTCGTGCTACTACATCCGAACCCGATGTTTCGCCAATGAATAATTTATCTGAACTAAATGAGTAAGCCTGTTCACCAACCGCTAATGCATCTGTTGCCGGCGAGCCTGTGGCTAAACTATATTTAGTTACAATGACTGTTCCTGCCATCCTATTTCTCCTCTAATTTGTTAAGTTGTAGCGCCACTAAAATGACCCTCCATTAATTTTTGTATTACTATTCGTATCTTCCATAGTCGGCTTAACTTTAAATGTTCCGGCAGAACCATCCCATTGTATAATTGAACCATCAGCTCTAGCAGAAACATCAACATCAGTTAACGCTGCGAGCTGCGACGTTACCCCCGAGACACTTACATTTCTTGCCATTATAACTTTCTTTGTGATTCCAGCGGATTGGTATCCCCTATTTGCTGTAATCTTTCCTTGTAATGCCATTATGTTTGTGTAACTCCTGGGTTAATCGTAACTTGTCCTTCGACAACCCTAGTCTTCTCACTTGTAGAAGTCTTGGTTATCTCCACATCATATAAGTATCTTCCGGCCTTCAATCCATTTGTAACCGAATTCGATAGAGTTATTGTAATTAATCCCTGTCCGGCATTAGCTATAGTAGCTCCAAAATTTGTTGCGGTACTTGAGGCATAGCTTTTTCGCATTTGACCCGCTACAGTATATCCAGTTAAATCTGCAACGTTACCATTACCATCTTCTACCACGATGTCAGCACTATAGTCTGCACCTTGGTCTATACTTAAATTGCTTAATACTGCCATTTCCCTATACCTTTATTTATATTATTGTCAATTTAGAACAACTGGTTGCCAGCAACATCATAAATATCTAGTTTAAGCGATGGCGCACCTGTTGTTGTTATGCTCACTGAACCTAAGTTTGTTATTGTACCAGAACCTGTAACCGCACCTGTCAAAGTAATGGTTGGATCGTTAACATCAAAGTCAATAGTTCCATCACCATCTTGATACACAACCGATATGCCTGACTCAGTATTAGAGCCAACCATAGCGCCAACAACATCTTGAACTTCTTCAGCGAAGTTATCAATGTTACCAACTACGTGATTATGTCCATCATCTGCAATTGCGAAGTCTATATGGTTATTAGCATCATCATATGTTACTGATATTCCACCAGTTTCTGTACCACCAAGCATTGCACCTACCGCATCTTGGAATGACTCACCTTGTTCATGGAATACTGATTTTAAATCTGTTCCGCCATATGATAATGTTGTAGCATTCAAGCTACCAGATACATCTACCTTATGCGATGCGTGAGCACTTGTACCAATACCAATACGTTGGCTTGAGTTAATTTGCATTGCTGTACTAGAACCAGTACCAAATGTTAATAGCGTTGCAGCACTTACACCCGCTGTTGAACCACTTAATCCAGAGCTTGCAGTAACAAGTGTGCCAGTCATTGTATCACCAGCAACAGCTACATAAGCAGCACCGACGGCAGCAATATTTGAAGTAGCGGTGGTTAATTCACCGTGTAATTCTAAAATAGCAGGACCAACCGTTGCCGCAGTTGTTCCCATCGCAGCTGCCGAGATTGTACCTAGCTTCGTATTTATAGCAGCAATATCAGTATCGTTAGATGTTATATTAGTTGTTTGAGTATTGTCAACTGCATATTGAGCATTAAGAATAGCTACTAGAGTTGTCTCTGAACCATTATATCCAGATAAACTATTGTTAGCTAAATCAATACCGGCTGTTGCAGCTAGTGTCGTAATATCTGCATGGTTCTTATTTGCAGCTTTACGCAAAGTACCATAATTAGTTGTGTCCCATAATGCAGCAGTACCAACAATAAGATCAAGCGCTTCTGTTCGTGTCTCATGGTCTGCTAATGCAGAAACTATATCTGTTGCACCTGCTAATGGCTCAGTCAGATTAGTTAAGTTACCAACAGCTGTTCCCAACTCATTGGTCTTGACTCTCCATTCTTCAAATGTATTTGCTGTTGTTACGTTTACTGTTGCCATATTATCTCTCTATTAATTGTTTTAACATATCTTTAATTTCCGATACATCTTGTTCTACTTTATTTAATCTCTCAGCTTCTCGTGCCATCCTTGCTCTATTAGCAGAATGTCTATCACCTTCGCTGCCCATATTTATAACTGCACCTGAGTTTGTATCTCTTACCATTCCCGGATGTCCTTGAACTGGTATATGCATTACACTCTCATTGCTATAGCCCTAAGATCTTGACACATTGGAATATAACTTGTACCAGTAGATCTCATTACAATCTTAATTGCAAATATAGTAAATGAAGCTGCAGGGGCAATATCATATACTGTTTCATCGTATGTAGATCCATCCGAGAATTTAACTGTTGCATTAGGTGTAGCTTCAACCCATGACTCAGCATCAAATGTTCCAGCCGTGTTACCAGTCTTATAGTACACGTCAACAAATGATCCGTTTGGTCTATTAATATCTAAATATATTTTAATTGCATCTGATGTATCTTGTAATTCAATTGTTTTAGTTACATACTTTGCTAAGTTAGATCCTAATGCCGCCGTTGTCTCAGCAGTAGCAGTTAATGCAGTTAACCCTGCATTAAATACACCAGCATTATTATCAATTCTATTACCAATAGTAATTACTGAACAACGTTCCATATCAATAACAGGTGATAGGTAAGCATTCGTTGAAGCGAATGTACCATCAAACTGTAATGTTTGCGTGGCCCCAGATTTAATTACTTTAGGATATAAAGGAGTATAGTCTTCGTTAAGTACTATAGCCGCTCCAGTAGCAGTAATAGTTCCACTTGACATTAATGCATCTTTAACTGTCCATGTTGCTGTAGTATCAGGTAATACAATCCCTTGTACAACTGGATGTATTGTATTCCAAGCTAGATGTTGAGTTGCAGTACATGCAGTACCACCACCATTACCAGCAGTAATCGCAAGAACATGACCACCAGGAGAACCAGCCGCTGTTGTAATAGTATAACTATCCATAGTTACTGCCACAATAGTGTGTGTTATATTTAATTCGTCTGCATCATAACCATTTGTATCTGCAAATCCAGCTAAAGTAACTGTGTCACCAACTTTAAAGCCGTGATCTCTATGAGTTACTTTAAATGTATTAGCCGCACCGGCAGCCGATGCTACAGTTGTTAATGGATTTGCTTCTAAAGCTCTTGAAGGCAATGCAGCATTTCTAAGTACACAATTACGTGAAGTTGAAATATCAAATACTGCTCTATTCAATGTGAACATTAAATCTTTATTCTGATCAGGAGTCCATGTTGAAGCATTCTGTGATTTAAATAATACACCAGCGTATGGCTGTTGGCTTATTCTATTACCATTTTGATCTTCATCACCAATCTGAGCATAACGCACATGGTATTTATTTGAGTTAGATATAACTGTTATTGCATATTCAACACCATCTTGTAAATAAACAGGGGATGGGAATGTAAATGTTGTTGCAGCAGATGTACTAACAGCACTTGGATTAAGTGTTACATCAGAGAATGGAATAATAACCTGTGTTGGGAATCCATTAACCATTTCTCTAATCTGTATTTGAACTGGTATGTTATCATCTTTAGTAGTAAAGTTAAGATCTACTGAAGTAACAAATGCAGCTTGGTCAAGTAAGATAGATTGAGCAAGTGGATCACCCCAATTAACCCTCGGCGTCGTTCTTTGTCCTGTATCTCTACTAGCACTTTGTGTTTGAGTACCAGCCGAAGTTTTCTGAATGAATGGAGTTCTTGTTGAAATAATAACATTCTCTCTAGTTTCAATTAATCCCGCAGCTGTATACATTGCTGTAGCGGATGTTGTTGTTATTGAATCGTCATTATCAGATCTTTGAGTTAGTTTAAATTCTTTTTCACCAGCTGGGAAATTTAAGGCAGAGTTATTAGGTATTAAGAATGTACCACTTATTGCGCCGTTCGCATCGGTTGTTAATGTCGTGGCCCCAGCGGGGTGAGCAGTAACAGTATTAACACCAACTAAAGGTGTATAGCTTGTTGATGTAGTAGATACATAGTCTGCTACAGATGTACCATCAAAAAATGCATAGACTTGAGTTGCAGGTTTCATGCGTGTTGCGGAAAATTCTACAAGTCTTGTTCTCATAAATGGAACAAAGTTAACTTCAACAATACGATCACCAATACTAAATCTTGATGTTACAACCTCAATAGTTTGTTGAATACCTGTTCGTGTAGATGTACCAGTCTGAAAGAGTCCACTAGTTCTACCACCGACTCCACGCCATTCTTGACCAGTCCAGTTAGTTGACCATTCGCCCCATACAGTACCTACCTGAGGCTGAAGGTTTGCTACCATCGCATCAAATTCACCATCGTTATTAATTACTACTTCAGGCCTTCTATCAACATCGCGCCATTCATCAGTAGTAGGAGTTAGTGTCATTCCACCAGTCCAATTAAATACATCGTAAGGGTTAACATTAATTAGACCAGAGTACTGCCCTTGTGTTATCATAGCAGCTGAGGTATATGGCAATGTAACTAAATCGCCAGTTCTAACTGTAGTAGATGACGCATGATAATCTAATGAAGCATTACCTTGAGAGAATGGAGGTCTTAATGTACGACTCTTTAAATCAACAGAGGCTTTATACTCTGAGGAATTAGATCTCGACATTCTAGTATTTGAAAATGCGTCTACTAAATAACCTGATTTCCATCTTGCATTATTAGATGCATCTAAAATTTGTGTATTCTGTGCTTCAGCTTCTAAGAATGAAAGCACACTATAATATTCTACTTGATTAATTCGTTTTTCAATACGACCAATATCGCGCATAGTAAATCTACGCTGATCTATGTATTCAACTTCTACTTCACCTGGATTTAATGTATATGCAGGAATAGTTAATGTATATAAATGCATTGCATCGGATGGAATATTTGGTTTTTCTGGGTAACGTGATGGAACGCCAGGCGCAACACCAAATGTACCAGCAGAATTTAAATAAACTTTATCTATTCTTGGTAGATAGAATTGAATATCAGTTGAGAATTGTGTACCTTTAACTGGAGCATTTGATATTGAATTACCTGTTCCTGTAAAGTTACCACCAGCATCTGCTACGCGTGGTCTAAAGTCAACACAAGCTCTTAATTCTAAATCACCAAGCTTAGGAATGTCTGCATAATCGATTTGACCAGTGTATGAATCAACTGTGAAGAAGTCTCCTGTTGAATGTGAGAAGTATTTGTATGTAACAGTAAGTGCTACAGCCGCAGTATAGTTTGATGTGCTCTTTAATTTAACATGACCTACATCATAGTAATCATCTCTTTGTCCTGTATCTAATTCGAAATGTTCAGTAACATCAGTAGAACCTGAAGTCTCAACAACAGTTACTAATTGGTGTACGTCAGCATGACCAAGTGCTTGACCTTTTTCATATCCAGCCGCTGCACCATCATATCCTCCAGTCACACCAGCACCAAAAGCTACGGATGTATTTGCAGATAATGTTTTAGTCTTATGTGTTAGAGTTCTAACCATAGGTGCAATTAATCTTACTGTATCACCTACAGCACCATCACTGCCGCCACCGCCTAAATCTCCAGTGGTTGGTAAGCCATCTATAACAACATTCGGTGGAGTTGCATTATTATCAATTGTAATATCACCAACTAAAACTTCTTCACCGCCATCACCATCATTAGTATCATTTATTAGAATCCAGTTTGTATTAGCTGACTTAGATCCAAATTGTTCACCAGTAGCTGCCGCAGTAAATGTTGCGGTACCAGAACCTGATACTGTAGCCGAACCAACGATGCGATTAGTATTATAACTAAAGTCATATACAGCAGATAAGTTTGGATCTACTTCACCGTTAAGTGTCTTAATTCTTTTATATGGTAATTCATATATTAATGAGTCTGGACCAAAGTTGTAAGTTGCAATAGTCGCAGCAAAAGCTGTACCTGCCGCTGTACCTTCTTTGTCATCTAGTTGAGTTGCAACTGCCATACCAGTAGGATACGTTGCTAAATCAAGAACAACTTCAAATATATGTATTCTATATCTTGATCCAGCCGTTGCACCATCACCTGAAACACGTTCAATCGAACGAGCTCGGCAAGTACCAATTTCATTTCCACCTGAATTCTCAATAGAGATTTTACCGAATGTAGTAATATCAGGAACGCCGGTCATTGCTGTGACTTCAATATAGTTATTGTGTGTTACCTCTGTAAGCTTATCTGAAACAACTTCTGATGTTCTTGCTCTGTCAACGGTTACATTAGTAGTTGATAATGTTTGGATTTCATAACCTCTTACATAAGCTTTAGAAGGCTCAACAGCAAGAGTTAATTTGGTAGCATCAGGACTTGCTGCTTGATGTGTTTTAACAAGAGCTTTAAATGGATTTACATAGTAGTTACCAGATTCGTCAAATGTTCTACGAGCTAGTTCATCTTCAAGGTGATTATAATCTGCGGTGCGAGCATTCTTAATAACAATGCCTTCTTCTAATCGAGCTATAAGAACAAAGTTACCTGTTGTCGCATTAACTGCTTGAGTAGATAATACTGCTGTAATAGAATAACGATGTGCACCTGGAGCTGATGCGTTAGGAGTTCCTGTAGCATTATCGTTTAACGATGCATCAGTACCTGAACTAACAAGAGCTTCAGTGACAAGTAAGCCGATATCAAATGACACATTGCTTGTATACTTAGATAATATAATTGTCTTAGCCTTAGCTACAACCATATGTTTCTTAATATAATATATGCCATCTTCTAGTGACACAATAGAGCCAAAGCCTGTAGGCGTATTTGCATTAGCATCATTAGAACTTGCAACAGTCGCTGTCTTACTTCCTGTTGCTGTTAATGAAGCGCCTGATGCAAATACTGCACCAGATATATATTGTACCCATATTGTTATAGAGTCATCACCCGAAGCTAGAGCTGCATGGATAACTTTAGCAACGTTTGTACCATCAGTATATTCAGTACCAACTATATCGGCAACTAAACCGGTGTTACATGCTGATAGTCTTACATAGTCAAGTTTATTATGCAAGTGAAGTGCACCAGGAACAACAACCGAACCTTCTTTAAATATATGATCTCCCGTAGAAGATAGTTGATGTTGTAATGATGTTTGTAACTGAGTTAACTCTCTTGCTTGTACAGCCTTACCGGGTCTGAATAATACTCTTTGGTATTTTTCTTTTGGGGATAATCCATCCGCTCCTGCGGTTTCAAAATCGTCCCAATATGGTTCTACGTTAAATGAAATTGCCATGTGTCTGTCCTATTTAAAATGCGACTACTAATCGTACTGTTTCTACTTGATCTGTTGCCCTGCTAGTTGCTGTTTTATTCTCGATAAACATAACATCACCTGAATGATGGTTAATTAAAGGTGCTGTTACTGCTGTGCAGTCTTGTCCTGCAATTGATGTGCCTTCTTCACGAATATAATCTGAAGCAGTGAATGCTACAAAGCCTGTAGCTTCGTTTTGTATATAATGTAATACACCAGAGGTGGCATTATATTCAACAACAAAAGCCTTAGCACCTGTTATAGTACCTTCAACAACTTGGTCTGACGGGAATGTATTACCCGTAGCAACCGTTAAGCTTGAACACGTATTATATGCTGTAGCACTTGCTATAGCACCAACGGTACCTGTACCAGTACTTGTAGTAGCTATTGCTTTAAATACAGTTCCAACAACATAATCAGCTGGTGCTCCAGCAGTTGCCCAGTTTGCAGCTGAGCTATTACCTAATGTTAAGATTTTATAAAATTGACCAACAACCATTGAGCCAGCACCACCGATAGCAGTTGAGCTAGCGGCTAATGTAGTTGGGTTTTTCAAAATAGCTATTTGTCTAAAGTCGTTTGCATCAGGAATAGAAGCTGATTCATCACCAGTAAATGCTTTATTAATTGTTACATAGTGTGCACGTAAATCATTAGTAGGGCTAGCGCCGTATCCACCTGGAGGACCAATGACTGGTCTTACCGCACCACCAGAACCACCACTTACGCTTACTGCAACAGTCGCGTGAGTATATCCTGTACCAGCAGCCGTCATCGTGATGTCTGTAATAACACCTGATGTAAGAGTTGCCGTAGCAGTAGCACCTGTGCCGTCACCTGTAATAGTTAATGTAGGAGTACTTGTATAACCTGTACCGCCCGCTGTTATCTTCATATTATATATTGCACCATCGATAGCCGCTTGTTGAACACTCCATTGATTTGTCAATGCAGTATCTGATCCAGCTACCGGAGCTGATTCAATAAGTCTAACTGGTATAAAAGTAGATGTTAAGAATTTTGTTACATCCGCTGTTGGGACAGTGAACATATATTTCCATATGTAACCATCTGATCCTGAGTGATTTAAAACTCCAGAAGTTTGTACACCTATTATATCCGGGTTAGTTGAGCTTGTTCCTGCTCCTGCTTTTAAGCACATATATACATTGTTATTATCTGTAATAACAAAATACTTTTTGCTTTCAATATTTGTATCTTGATCGTCATACTCGATGTATGTTGTACCAGATACCCATAAGTTTCTTGTTGCGCAATGAACAATATCTGTTGCGTCTAGTTTCTTCATGGCAAACATGTTTTCCCATAAAGTGTTGTTTGCATAATCATTTTCGTATGGAACCGTTGGAGAGGTGTCGTCTGCCCAAGCATTCGGCCTTCCCAGTGCCATATAGAATTGGTTAGCTGCAAGACTATCTACGAACTTATTCGTTGTATCTAATCTAAATTTACTTGTAATAATTGCTGACATTTTATTTCCTCTGTTATATGTTTATGAATATGTTGATGTACAATCTTGCACGTAATAAGTTATATCACTATTTTGGTTTACTCCATTTACTATATATGGTCTAGTATATGTACTTGTATATGGTTCACCAGCTTGTACGGCAACGGTATCACACGTTAATTTCATAACCTCTTGGTTATGTTGTATCCTTATATTGTTATTTATAGCATCTTGAAGTGTATAATGAGCAAAGTTTGAATTTGGACCTAAATATCTAAACTTCATGTTATCCCAATGATTCTGCATTCCAATAATGCTGAACTCTGAACTACCTCTTGCAAAGTATGTCCAAGTTTTCTCTAAATAGCTTCCAACTTCATGGAATGAAACTGGACCAATTTGAAGTTGTGCTATGTTTATATTTATCAGACCAGCAGCTGCTAACCAGCCAGGCTGTACTTCATCATTAGTTGAAGTTAATAGCTGAATAAATATTGATACTTCCCCGAAGAATATAAATCCTGCAGGGTGAATTAGTCTTGTAAATGCATTCTTCCAATCAGAAATATTTTTACCAGTCTTAAGAACATATGAAAACTTTTGATAATAATAAGAGTCCTGTATATATTTTCTATCTGATAAGAAACCATTTGCTGTAGTAAACAAACCTTTAGGATATGTCTTAACCACATCGCTGTTTGCTAATGCACTTGTAAATGTTAATTTATATTTAGTTGTACTTGATTCTGAATATACTCCTTCAGCATAATCTGTACCTGGAGTTTTATATACATCATTTACAAATACAATATCGTCATCAAAAAATGCAGAGTTACCTGCATCATTATTTCCACTTACGACTGTAGGTGTACCGGATATTGTAAATGTATTCCAAGGGGTATACTTAGATTGATTAATTTTAATATCCGCAGCTTGATCCGTCCAGTCTCCATCTGATGGAACAAGTAAATCTATATACGGAAAGTATGTCTCAACTTCATCATCATATATAGTTCTAAAAAATGATGTGATTGATTCAGGTGTACCTCTACTTCTATAGAACTCAATCAAATGCTTATAGAACATCCTTGGATCTGTAGCAAAGTCTCTAGGTATAGCAATACCAATTTCATTCTGAAGCTCTGTAAGTAATGTCTCTTCTACTTCATCAATATCTCTTTGGATATCTAATGCGTTAAGATAGAATCCAGATTTGTTTTGACGTTCTAAATATAATGCATATACCTTAATGAACTCAATAAGATCAGGATATGAAGTAGCTACATGTTCCGGTATTAAGTCATTAACATAAGATGATATATTATATTTACCGATATGGGCCATTAGCAGCTAGCCTCTGTTTCGTAATCGATTCCAGCAGTCGTACCACCAGTAGCCATAGTATCAATTGTTCCTGTTATAGTTGCGCCTGATGTATCAATAGTTAGTAATTCATTTCTCATAGGTTTAATATCATTCGATGCTGGATTAACTTTAACATCGATTGTAGTTTGTCCAGTAGGAAGTGCAGTTGGATTAAAGCCATTTAATGTAACAGTTCCAGTAGTTTCATTTACCGAACCAGCATTTGTATTATATATTATTCCATTAGCATCAACGATTTGAATAATTCTTGTACCGCTTGAAGTATCATAGAAGTCTTTTAACATACATTGCTGACCACTATATGTAAATAAATTTGATGACACATAAGAACCAAGAGTTGATGTAGTACCATCTAAACTATCTAACTTTTGATTAAACTTAAGTGAGTATGATGTTGCTGTACCAAGCACTGGTATGATCTTCTTTGTCATTCTAATACGAGTGATGTTAGATAGGATAGCAATATTAGTATCGTCTATTTTCTTCATAACATTACTTGCTCTAAATACTCCACCAAAACTTTTTAGTACGTCGGTATTATGTGAGATAAGTGAACTCCTTACTGATGTTGCCAAACCTTCTGCAGTTACTGAAGCAAGGTTCGGATTAAATTTAAAGAAAACCTCTAAATTAATATACGTATACTCAGGGTCAAGAAGGACAGGAGTGATACTTACAACATTTTTAGGTTTAAGAATATTTCCAATGATTGTTTCCTTTTGTACTGTGGTTAATACATCAGCCGATAAAGGCTTGATACTAATATATACTTTACCATAATCAGGTACATCATGATCTTCACCACCCCATACTGATACTGCTTCAACGTCAGCAAATTCGTTTTTAATAATAGCTTTATAGTCATCTGGTGTAACAGCTCTGTTTTGAGATACGTGAGCAAGAGGAGCATTAAATTTAATTGCCTCTTTAGTTTCTCTTGCTGCACCACCAGTAGCTTTAGTCACAAGTGTCATCGTCTCATCGGTATTGCCGTTAAGTGTTCCTGTCATACTAAACACTGTAGCACCATTCACATTAACACCAGTAGGTATATGTGAATATTCTATCTCAACACTGTTACCATTGCCTGGTCTCTTACCAACAATGTTATCACCAAATTTAACTTCATAATGCCCGTCTCTTCCTTCTTCTAAGAAGAACACTTCACTTGAACCATCTAAGTCAACTACATTACTATTAAGAGAATAAACTTTAGCTGCTGATGTTGAATTTGAATCGGTAACTGTTACCTTAATCGAGCTCGTGTTAACATTTACCATAGGAAGTATATACGATTCGAAATTATTATTTTGGAATGTGTATGTTATACTAGTTAATACCCCTTGTTCAATTGCAACATTAGAAAAATTCCAACCATCTGT